GTGTTTGTCCCGGTCGCAAGCGGATAGTACCCCGATGTCAGTGTGCCGGAGAGATTTCCTCCGCCGCCGCCACCGCCAGCAGGATAGCCCAGGAGCGATCCCGTGAGCGTCCCGCCGCCACTTCCCACTGTCACCACAACCTCAAGGAAGGATGAGCCTGATGGTGTGCATGTCCCCGTGTTGGTCGCATTCGCGGTAATCGTCACAGCCGAGCCGCATACTGTCCACGGCCCAGTGCTCGCCGATGCCTGCTCAATCTGCGCTGTCCAGGTCGTGCTGGTACCGCTTGCCGTCGCCGTGATGTTGATTGTCGCCACGCTCGATGGAAAAGCTACAAACGCCTGCGGAGATGGCACATAAGGATTGCCGCCGAAGGGAAATGTCGCCGCGCCGGTCGCTGTTGCGGTCCAGCCCTTTGGCCCGTAATTGGCAGTCTGCGCGAACGCAGGCATTGCTGCGAGGATTAAACATGCGGTTAGAATTCGCTTCATTCTTTCCTCCTATGGACAGGATGCACACGCACCGATGTTACATTGTCTGCCAAGAATAACTACTCCCTGAATGTGTGCACTCCACTTGCACGGTGATTGCTCCCGCGCCTGCTGAGACGCTGTAGGCCGTTCCAGGCGTCAGACTAGTTGCATCGCTCACCCAGGACGTGCCGATGGTTCCAGATGCGCAGGCGGCAAGCTGCGTTCCGGCATGACTGAAAATAACTGGAGGCTTCAGTATTGCTCCGCCGTCCGTGAGACTGCCATCGCTGGTAAACTGGGCGTAGTCCCCCGTCGCGCTCGTCCCATCGCTCAACTGTACTTTAGTGCCAGCCGTACCATGATAGCCGGTGACTGTGTTGGGAATAACAACAGGACCAGTGTCTAAATTTCCAAGTGGAGCAATCGACAATGAACCAACCTGCATATCGATATGTCCACCGGTTGAATTACTTCCTACCGCAGCTAAGTGACTACCGCTTGCAGCCCATAATGCAACATCTCCATCGATTCCTTTTATTTCAAAAATACCAAAGTTAGTTAGTGATTCTAAACCATAACCGATACCATTGTAATTGATAGGGTACAAACCAGTTGCGTTTGAGGGTGTTGAACCTAAAGTGAATAGAAGCGCTGAGCAAACAACGCTAGAAGGGCCACATCCTGTGCCATAGCCCCAATAGGTCACATTATTGTTTACTACCACGCCTCCCGTATCATTGGTGCCAAAATATACATCTCCAGCCTCATATCCCGGCTCAACATATCCACCATTGATAGTTCCGTTCACCGGTCCAGACACCAACTCTCCAAAATCCATTTCCTTTGTCGTCGAGCTCTCGCAGTCAATATAGTTAAAGTAAAATCCATTGGTATTATCAATAGCAATACAAGTGCCCAAACTGCCTGAGTGAAAATAGTCAAAAATGATTGCGTTAGCCCCATTAATATAAATACCATTGGAAGCTATGATTGTACCAAAATGGTCGTAGTAACCAGGGTTAACCACAAGGGAATGAGTACCTCCTCCACTTGCCTGAAAACCTTGCTGCAATCCTACAAAATTCTGATGCAAGGTAAAGGTTGCCGCTGTGGCTCCGGCGTCAGAAGTGTCGTTATTTGTAACGCTTACGCCATCAACAGTAACATTCCCAGCGGTCCCATCTAAAACCGGGCCGTTCAAATTGCCGACAATCGAGGCGGTGTAGATCGAAGTTCCGGTTAATTTTGCATAGGAAGCAAGGACCAAATTTTTACCACTCGCAAACGTCAAAGTTCCATTAAGGTGCAAAGTAATGTATGTGGGAACGGTGATGTTATTTGCGCTAGTCATGGAAGTTCCAAGGGCATCAGTGCTGACAATAGCACCAAAACCAGCCCCGCTAAGGCATGTTTGTATCTTGGCGCCAGCATCGGCCCCAGAACAACCGGAAGCGTCAAGCGTGTAAACATCACCAGCAAGCGCGCCATTATTGTTGAATTGCCGCGCTCCGGTCGTGCCACCCGGAGTGCTGCCGGAGCCACAAGTGCCTATTGATCCGTCCGTTTTGAAGCAATCGGAAGAACTTCCGCCCGATGGCGTTTGCACGCTAGGAGTAGAAATCGGCCCCATCTTCGTAGGCGCCTGAGACCACGCGCAAGCGCACCCCAAAATCATCGCTGTCAAAATCGCAATCCGCTTCACAAATCCTCCTAAGACCACATCATCGGACCAACCGCGTCCAGGCTTCCATCCACATCAACGACGAATAATTGCAGCGAAACGCTGCTCGCCGCCGAATTGATAACTCCACCGTTCCGCACATTCGCGGGCCACGCAAATGTCCATCCGCCCGTACTGTCCTGAACAACCCTAAACGCGATCAGCGAAGGCCCAAGGTTGCCATTGATGAACGTGGGTGCAGTCACATTCGCGCTGATGGTGATCTTGAATTCAAGGCCCTTAGACGCATCAAAGATCGGATTGCTCAGAAAGGGAACTTCCACCACACCTGAAGGAATCACGCCGGAGATTGACCCAGCCGTGAGGACGCCCGTGATCGAAACATTCCCTACAACTTGCAGCCCGGCAATCGGAGCGCCGCCTGTGAGAAACTGATTCAGGAGCGCCCAGCCCGCATTGGTGGGATTGCCCCAATTGTTCGATCCGATGATCGGTTGCGGGAATCCTAAGCTCGTGTTAGACATCGTAGCTCCTCAATATCCAATAGCGATCCAAGTCGCCCCTGCGGTATTTTGATCACACCGAATAGTAAAACTTCCGGCAGAAAATCCATATGTGCTCCACGTCGCACTCCGCGAAGACAGAAAATTATCGGTAGCCAATACCGCTAGACACGCATTCGAGAACGTGGATGGAAAACTGATTAGAGTTGGCGTGTCATTTGAAATCGATCCAGAGTTTCCCCATTGGATCATAAATCCGCTAAGCCACGATGGAAATTTAATGTAACCAGTCGTTCCCAGGGATACAGAAAATCCGAGACGTGTCCATGCGGTTGTAGCAACATTTGTGCTGCTGTCAGAAGATGAAACAGTCGGAGCCTTGAGCGATACATTCGCAGTAGCGGCTCCAAAGAACACGCCATTGTTTGAAATCATTGGAGAAACCGCGCGCAAGTTACCCGACAGGTCGGCGCGGAACAGCATCACGCTTACTGCATTCGGCGCGGGATCGGGCTGGATCGTCCCTACCATCGAGGCCGGCCATGCTACCGTTCTCCCTCCCGCTGAATCCTGTGAGAAGTAGAATGCAACCAATTTACCAATCGATACTCCTGTGATCGCGCTTGACGTAATGTTTCCCGTCAGTGCCATCTGGAAACCGTTGGTCGATGTCGCGTTGAATGTCGGCGTAGGGGAATAGGCCACACCCACCAGATTGGTGCCAAGATCGGATTCAGTGAGGATGTTCGACAGCACCGCTGCGAGCGCTGACTGACTAGCGTCGTTGAGTGAGTAGGCCCCCGGCTTTGCAGCCATCATCTGGCCGAAGGCGGCACAGAAAATAGAGGCCTGATATTGTACCTTGTTCAAGAGCGCCGATGGCACGATGTTATCGACGCCATATCCACCAGAGCGTTGCGAGTCGGCAAGGTAGTCAGCATCGCTCTCTTGGTTTGTTGCGGTCGGGTTGAAAGGTAAGAAGTTTGAGCTGCCCATATGTCTCCTATGCTAAGTGGCCAAGGTCAACGCCCGCGATGAAAGAATTCGACTCGTCCGTACCGAAGATTGGCAAGCCGCCAAATATGTAGTTGTACAAAACTCCTTCGGGGCGCGGAACGATGTATCCATGCACAACCAAATCCAGAATGATCGAAGTGAATGTGCCTGTTAAAACAATATCGCAGCTCATATTTTGCAGATCCACAATCGTGAGCGAGCCTCCTGGAAATAGCGCCGCCCATATTGGATAGAGCGCGCTTTCCGTTCCATCCCACTGATTATTCGCAATCGTCGCCTTGATGAGAATTCGGTAAGTATCGTCATCCAAGATTGGGCTCACGCTGTCGGAAGGCTGGAATCCTACCGTGCGACTAATTCCGGCAATCACGCCCAAAACATCCAATTGAACTCCGGCAGCGCTGTCTAAATCGTAAAACTCTGTCATCTGCGCGACCATGTTGGAATTGTCGTTCAGTGGCGTCAATAGTTCTGCAAGCCATGCGTTGAGGTTGGGCGCAAGGCGATATTCGGATGTGAGCAGGTTTAGGTAATAGGACAGCGAAAGCGGGGGAATGGGACCGCCGTCAGCAATCCCATACTTCCCCGATCCGTACCCGCTTTGGCTATAGAGTGGCAATCAAGCCTCCGTCACTAATACGTTGCCACTGATACCCTGCGCGACATCGTAGTAATTTAGGCTAATGTCGGCCGTTCCCGAAGGCGAAGCTGTCGTGCCTGTAAACAGGGAAGTAACCGAGAATTGAGGCGTGAGCAGACTGGGCATAACGGATTGCGCCACTGAGTAGAAGGATGAGAACGTAACTTCTTCGCCGATCTGAAGACTGTTTAGGTAGGTCACAATCGCGTTCTGGACAGCCGCAAGCGAGGCGCTGGTGTATCCGCTCAGGCCGTGGAGAACCATCGTCACATAGATGGGCACATAGGTTGGGCGCTGGAATCCAATCGTCGTGATCGTCCCCGTACTAGGGTCGGTTACGGGGATGCTCCTGGACCCCGATGTTGAATCGGGATTGGTGTAGACGCCAAGGCCTCGCTTCTGGTAGATCGCCGTTGCTACTGCCAGATCGGTACCGCCTTCCACAATCATGCTGATCGAATGCGGCGGATTCCCCCAAAAGTCGATGGAGCCAGTTGGATTCTCGATTGAGCTTCCCGGCCCGCTGTCGGCTGTCGGCGTGCCTGTAGCGTACCGCGTGACCCCTGGAACCGCTGCGATGGCCGCTATGGTGGCCTGGAGGCGCGTCAGGGAAGGCGCGGCCACAGATAATCCCTGTCGTGCCCTTAACTGCGAATCAGCCTCTGTGGGCTGTCCTGGCGATGCGGGAGAGGGATTTGTTGCCCCGGTCCAGCCCGCCGTAGCGCCTTGCGATATTGTGTTGATGCTTCCTGCCGCTGCCTGCACCGAGCCCGCTGTGAGGCACGTAACGGCCACGATAACGGTTCCACCGCTCGGAATGGTGACTGTAACCGGAAGCGCCCATATATTTCCCTGTGTATCCGTCACCTGGCCGTTATTGATGATCGTGTATGGAACGCCTGTGATTGTCTCTGGCGCCGTCGAATAGGATGCCTGCTTGCGGGCTAGACCGTTCATCTTCACGATGCTATCGAGATCGGAACCCACGGAGGTAAGAGGCGAACGCGCATTGTAGGCAAGCTGGCTGGCAAGGTTGCAGTCATAGCACTTGAGGGCAAAGATACTTATTTCCTGGTACTTAGCCGTATCTGTCCCCAGATAAACAACTTGCGGGTAGATCGCCTGATAGCCGCTGATCAGGTCATTCAGAATGTCGGCATAGCTCGGAAGAACCAAGCCTGCGGCGGGGTCGATATAGGGCGGGGCGTAAGCCATCAGAAAGTCACCTGCGCGCTCGATCCGGGCGCATTCGTTACGATGATTGTACCGAATGCTGTGCTCACGGTAGCTTGGAACGTCGAAGCTAGCGTTGCCGTGTTGTGAATGAAGCTAAAATCCACGATCTGAATTACATAAGGACACGAAAGAATCGTCTGCTGAATGATGAGCATGACGCCCGCTTGGTTAGTCGGCGAACCGGAAGATCCGATCAGAGACTGAAAGAGCGGGAAGCCAATAGTCATATTCTCCCACCACTCACCCAGCAGAAGCCGGAGGGTCGTATAGATGATCTGCGCCACTGCGTCAATGTCCGTTAGGAAAACAGGGCCATTCGGTCCCTCGATTGGATCATTCGTCACGGGGTCGTTCTGTTGAACCATTATCGTCGGTACGCTGCTCATTGCGATCCTTTCTCGCCGCCCTAAATCCCCGCGTCACTGCACGTTCAGGCTCAGGCTCAGTAGTTGAAGGCAACTACGGTAACCACGCGCAACTGCTGCCAGCCTGCACCGTTAAAGTCCCGGCATTGATCTTGGCATAAAGCGTGATCGTCTGAGCATTGGTGTTCGTGCTCACGGTGAAAGCTACGTGCGTTTGGTAGAAGGTTGTGGCTCCTGCTGCGGTCAGTGCTGCCGTGAAAGCTGTCTGAGTGGCCGAAGTGACTACCGCGACAGGCAGGAAGTTCGTGACCGTGCTGGTAGAGCCATAAGTTTGTGATCCGGCGATCCAGAGGCCAGTCAGGGTAGCACTTGTGTTCAACGCAAAGGTCGGTGTATCGGCGGTGGCACTGGTCTCCCAGATAATATCGCACTCGCCTTGGCGCGTGGTGCTGGCGGGCACGGCCTGCATCACCAAGCTGGTCGTGGTCAACGCGGCAAAGGATGTGGAGGTGGTGGTACCGTTCGCGGCCATGACCGTTGTGTTTTTACTGATCAAAATGTTATTTACCGTTGTTATCGCGCTAAAGGTGTTCGTACCGGAGAATGTCTGGTTTACCCCTAGAGTCGCAAATGTGTCGGCCCCTCCCAAGGCCGGTATTTGGAGAGTATGGCTTCCGGTTGGAGTGGCCGCGTTGATATTCACAAAGTATGTCGCACCGCCGAGGACGAGGTCGCCGAACCAGTTAGAGGCTGTGCCTCCAATCGATCCGCCTCCCGCAACGTTGGATACTAGACCAGCATTAAAAATTGGAGCTATTGCAAATACAGGGGCCGTCGTGCTAAAAGTTGGTCCTGCTGTAAATGTCTGCACGGTTCCTAGCACGGCCAGCGTGTCCGTAGCTGCTGGAACCGTCATGATGAAAGCTGAGGTCGCCGCCGCTGGAGTAAGCGATACGCTGCCGGTAGCAGTTGAGGATGACAGCTTCAGAATGCCTGTTGTGGTTCCAGCTACGCCGACAGTCAGTGTCGGTGAAGACCACGTCAAGTTGGCGCTGCCTGCAAGTGCTGAAGTTGTTCCGGCACTGTACAAAAGCTGTGTCCCAGTGATATTGGCCAAGGTGCCTAGTTGTGCTGCGGTGGCTGCTGCCGGAGCGCTAGAGGTAGAGTTGAACTGGAAACCGGATATTGCTGCCCCGCTCAATGTCTGTACCGTTCCCGCCGCCGAATAATATGGAACATCATACTGAGCCGCTGCATTCACGGTCGGTGCCCCGCTCAACGAAGAGTACGGATAACCGTTATTGGCTGACTGAGCGTGCGCTATCCCTGCAAACAAGGCCAGCGCCAGACCGAGCTTAATTAGTGCGTTCAACTTCTGCATGAAGG